ATGTCGCTGTAAGTATCGGCTGTGTTAGGTCCGATCCGTGGAGAGATGATGTCCCACGAGATCACAACGAGCCGATCCGTGAGCTCGGAAGCCGCGGGGAGTCCGAGCCTCCCCGCGAGATCCGCGGATGCTTCTCCGAGATCGATCATCCGATCACAATTTCACGGAGCCCGAGCGGGGAGCCCACAGCGAGACCCACGGATGCCATGCCTCCGAGCGTGTAGGTGAGCGTGGCCGCTTGATCGCTCCGGATACGGAGCTCCGGATGAGTCCACGATGAGACAACGGAGCGGCTGATGAGATAGCTCTTCGTGGAGAGCGGGGAGACCACAACGGGGAGCCCGTACAGAGTTGCGGACGTGGAGGTTAGATCCTGAGTCACTCCGGAGATCAGCGGGGAGCCGAGAGTGTTCGTCATTCCTGCAAGCTTTGCCCACGAGTCCAGCGACAGAGCAACAAGATCCGGACCTTTGCCGATGTCCTTCATCATGCCCGTTCGGGCATCCGCGAGAGCATCCCATACGTCACTACCGTCTCCAGCCACGGTAACCACTGTTCCCGTTCCGGTAGTGGCTTCCAGCGTGGAAGCCGTCCACGTCTCCCGTCCGGTAACGAGTGAATCGATGAGTTGCCCGAGCCCTTCTTCCAGAATGTCAAACTGCGAATAAAGCACAGCCTCCGCGGACAGGGAAACTGCTCGCTTGAGAGCCTTCATCGTGACCGTAGTTTCCCCGATAGTGAATTTCTCGGTAACGTCCGAGCCCTCCGGGGAGTGTGCGGCCGCGGGAAGTCTCCCGGTGACAACGGGGACACGGAAGCTCTGAGCTTCCGGAGCGGCTTTCCCACCCAAAGCGTTGAACAAGGGAGATCCAGAAGCGTACAGCCTGAGAATGGGGCCTACGAGCGGCTCCGGGAGCATTCCCGGAACGTCACTAAGTTTCGTCAGATTAGTGGAGGCTTGCACGGTCTCGCGGAGAGCGTCCAGTGTTGCGAAGTCCTGTCGTGCGCTCGCTCCGATCCACGCTCCAGCTCGGACATTCATACGATGCTCCTTAGTGAGAGATTCAGTAACGTGCTGATCCGTGTCCGCGGGGAGCGGCTCGGAAGTATTGGGCTCGGAGACCGCGGCCGCGGCTACGGCTCGCGCATCATCGAAAGCGGGATTGACAACGGATGCAAGTCCGGTAATGAGCCCGTCCGTAATGACGTGGAGCCCGTCCGTCTCGTGGGAGGCAATCACTTCCAGCTCTACGGAGAGCCCGCTCCGGGCTCCCGCGGCTACTTCCTGCCATAGATCTGCGGCGGCTGTAGTCGGGAGGAGATGCACAGTAGCGGAGAGCCCGCTATCGGTTGCCGTCCAGTCCTCCGGGTCTACCCACCCTACGGGAGCCGCGGTCTCGTGTTCCCGATTGCACCAGATCCGGGAGCTCGGAGCGCTCACGCTGGAGGCAACACTGATTCTGGATGGACCCACAGCGGGAGATGCTTCCGCTCCGAACGGGAGGACGAGCCCGTGAAGCTTCCTACCGTTCGGGCTCTCCGCGGCCGCGGCCGCGGTGAGTCCAGCGGCTACTCGTACTCTCATGACAAAGACTCTCCTTCAGGGATGATCGGCTCCACTCCGCGAGCCTCTGATGTCGTCATGATTCCCGCGGCAACATATGCGGTGAGTGCCTGCACACGCTCGGCTAGCCCGGAGCGGGTGAATCCGGTGACATCAAAGCGGACACGACGGGACCAGAAGCGGGAGAGACTTTGCTCTACAGCGGAGATCAGCGGCTGGACAGTGTTATCCAGTAGCGCCAGATTGAGATCCTGCCGATTCTGATAGGTGAGCGATGAGCCCTCCGCGGCTACTCCGAGCCATATCGGATCCAGTCCAAGGATCTGAGCACACTGGATAGTCGCTAGTTTTCGTGACTCCACGAGCTGGAGATCAGCCGCGGATCTCGCGGGGAAGTCCGCTCGGAGCCCGCGGCCGAGATATGCAGTAGAGAAGTCCTCCCTACGGCTCTCCCAGTCTGTAACGAGTTGCTCCGCTTGCTCCGTTGTCAGATCCATCTCCGACGATTGCAGGATTGTGGAGGGTATCGGGGAGCGGGAGATCCGAGCCGCTGTCTGCTCCAGCCTCCATGCCGCGGTCAGCGCTTGCGCTCCCCGCGATAGGACTCCCGCGGATCCGGTATCAATCGTGAGGAGCCGTCCGGGAATCCGCTCCCCGAGCGGTCTCCAGCCGCGGGGAGTGTCCTCCCACACTTCTCCGGGGAGCGGCTCCATCACAGCGGGATTGATCGGGATGATCCACGTTCCGGAGGAGTCTGTGATCTCCGTAGCGTGAGCTCGGCCGTTCAGGATGAGCCTCCGGATCAGCAGAGCGATGAGAGCGTGATCGGTGAGTGATGGATGCAGACTCCCCGCGAGAGCCCGCGGCCGTTCCCCGTCCACAGTGAGCGGGAAACTTGCCGCGATCTCCGAGATGAGACGGACTCCCGCTCCGAAAGCGGGAATCCGCATCGCAAGCTCGGGAGTGACTCCGTATCCGCTCCCGTATCCGCTCCCGTATCCGTTTCCCGCTGTGGAGATCACGACGTTAGCCGCGGGAACGGATGGAGGGAATGAATCCAGCAATCCCCCAGCTTCCACGCTCGCGGTGAGTCCCGTAGCCATACGGAGATTGCGGATCACGCTCCCATTCTGTCGCTCGGACGGACAATCATAGGATTAGCGGCTCCGTTTCGTGTCTGGATGCACACTCCGAGAGCTCTCATCAGCGCTGTGGGTATCTCCCACCCGTCTCCGGTGAGTGTGCGAGAGATACGCACAGAGCCGTCTCCTCCGGGGACTCTTACAGCGGACTCCATCCGCACTACTGGATCTGGAGGATGAGCGACACTTCCCGCGATCACAGCGGCTCTTCCCGCGGTGAGTGTGATCGCGGAGCGAGCCGCGGACTGGAGCTCCAGCGACTCCCACTGTAGAACGGCTTTCAGCGGGGAGCCGTAATCGGAGCTTGTCACGATTGCCACGGGCTGGAGCCGTCTCCGGAGCTCGGGGAGAGCCGCGGCTACAGCCGCGGGCTCCGCGGGGAGGATATCCACGAGCTCAACCCACACACTGGAGCCGAGATCCACAGCCGCGGCTACAGCTGTACGCTCCGCGGACGGCTCCACAGCGAGCACGACACGCGGATCCGGAGGGAGGATCGGAGCGGCCGCGGACTCCGCGGCTTCCCACACTCCCGCGGGGAGCCACGGGCTGGATGCTGCTTCACTCCACACTCCGAGATGCTCCCGAGCGAAAGCCACTGGATGGAGCCGCTGAAGTTGTCCCTCCAGAAATTGCTCGGACAGGATCGGGGAGCCGAGAGATGGATTAGCGATCTTCCATCCCTCCCTATCGTCGGCAGGGAGATCCGTCCGGTACTCCCACAGACTCCCCGCGGGAGCTTGATCCACGAGCCCGCGGAGAGTAGTGGAGCGTCCGTGTCCAGCGGAGGACAAGACCAATATTTGGCCTGTCCCTTGTGCTACTGGACGAGCGACAATCGGGGACAGAGCCGCGAGATGCTCATCCGTGAGCTCCAGTCCCTCATCCAATATGAGTAGATCGGTTTCCATTCCGCGTGCTCCCGCGGATGTCCGAGCCCGGATCATGATCTGGCCGCGGCCGACGATGAGCCGCTCATCACCCTTTCCGCGGGAGATCCGATCAATCATCCGCTCCCACGGGGAGCCGATCACAGCTCCGATCATCTCCTCCCACGATGCACGAGCCGTGTCCCCGAGATGAGCGGTCCAGAGCACTCTCCGCTCCTCCACGAGAGCCGTCCACAGCGCGAGCACGATTCCGACGTGAGTTTTCCCGTTTCGTCGGGGAGCGATCACAACGGGAGACGGAATCAAGAGCCGCTCTTCCTGATCCGTAGCGAGACAAGAGAGCACGATGCTTTCCTGCCACGGGAGGAGCGGAGGGAGATTCAGAGATGTAACGAAAGCGGAGAGAGCGGAGCGGAGCGGATCAGCCTGCACGAATAGCCCGGATCGCGGCTCGCGGATCCGCGGCCGCGGCTGTGCCGAGAGCGCCAAAGAGTTTTTCATGGCAATCCAGATATGAGCGGTGAGCCGCGGCTAGTTCGTAGCCGCTCGCTGTAGCGGCTCGGAGCCGATCCAGATCAGCCGCGGCTCCGCGGAGAGTAGCCACGAGTCCATCGTGCTCCCGCGTGAGGAGTCCGGACTCACGAGCCGCGGCTGATCTGGAT